TACTAATACTCTAGCTAATACTCTAGCTAATACTAATACTTTGGCTAATACTCTAGCTAATACCAATGTGCTTGCTAATCCAAATGTGCTTGCAAACGTGCTTACCAATCTAAACGTAAATCCAAACGTAAATCCAAACGTAAATCCAAACGTGAATCCGAACGTGAATCCTAATGTAAATCCTAATGTAAATCCTAATGTAAATCCAAACGTGAATCCTAATGTAAATCCGAACGTAAATCCAAACGTGAATCCTAATGTAAATCCGAACGTAAATCCTAATGTAAATCCGAACGTGAATCCTAATGTGAATCCTAATGTAAATCCAAACGTGAATCCGAATATCAATACGAATCCGAATATCACGAATCCGAATATCAATCCGAATATCAATACGGAAACTCAAAGTGTTTCAATAGGCATACCAAGGACAAGTACACCGATTTCCGATAGTCTATTTGCGGTGGAGTTAGGGATTGATACAACCAGAGGAACTTTGCTAGACAGAACAATGCTAACTCCTAGAGAAATTCAGGACTTGATGAGAAGATATGGGGGTATGGTATGACTTACTTAAATCTTATAAATGGTGTACTCAGGAGACTGCGTGAAACCACGGTTTCTACCTATACCGAGACAACCTATAGCACCATGATCGGTGACTTGATTAATGATGCCAAAACAACTATTGAGGAAGCATGGGAATGGTCTGCATTAAGAAATACCATTACCTTCAATACTGTAGATGGCACTACGACTTATGCTCTTACTGGTGCTGGTCAGGATTCGGTCGTAAAAGAGGCAATGAACGATACTTCTAATGCCTTTCTCCAGCAAAGAACCAAGACCTTTTTCAACTCACAATTTTATAATGCAACGCCAGCTTCCAGCGCACCTTACTATTTCACCTTCAATTCAACGGATTCCAATGGTGATATTCAGGTGGACCTATATCCGAAACCGGATGGTATATATGCTATGCGGTTTGATGTCGTTACCCCACAGGCTGCATTAGCGGAGGATGCTACAAGTCTGAGCGTTCCTTCTAACCCTGTGCTTCAGTTAGCTTATGGTATGGCATTGCGTGAAAGAGGAGAAACCGGAGGGCAGTCAGCGGCAGAACAGTTTGGCTTGGCAAATATAGCCTTGGCAGATGCTATACAGATAGACGCTAATAAATATCCATCTGAAATGACTTTCTGGGCAGTTTGATATGGCACAACCGTTACAAAACATAACTATCTCTGCTCCAGGTTTCGCTGGGATTAACACTCAGGATGCCCCTCTATTACAAGAGCCTAGTTTCGCTGCTCAGGCAAATAACTGCATTATTGACAAGGAAGGAAGAATCGCGTCCCGTAAGGGTTACACGATGGTATCCACTAATGGCCCTGCGGTATTAGGGAGTTCTGCCGGAATCGAGTCTATCGGTGAATTTATACAAGTAAATGGAACAAAGATCGTTTTTAGTTTTGGGAATAACAAAATATTTTCTGGGACTACTACTCTCACTGATATAACAGCAAGCCTCACTGTAACTGCTAACAACTGGTCGGTGGCTTCTCTTGCGAATATGTTTTTCATGTTTCAAAGGGGTCATGCGCCTTTAGTTTATGATGCGGCAACCAGTGCATTAACCACCATTGCTGCTCACGGCAGTTCAGCGGGAACACCACCTCAAGCTCATGCTTGTCTAGCGGCTTATGGACGAATCTGGGCTGGTGATAAAGCAGATAATAAACAAACCCTGTACTGGAGTGATTCCCTTGATGGCGTTGATTGGTCAGGTGGTTCAAGTGGCTCCCTAGACCTTACAACTGTTTGGCCTGGAGGCTTTGATGAAATAATTACCCTTTCAGCCCATAACGATTTTCTTATTATATTAGGCAAGAGAAGCATACTGGTTTATTCGGGAGCGAGTGACCCTGCCAATATGACGCTCGATGACACGATCCTGAATATAGGGTGTGTTGGGCGTGATGCGATTCAATCCACGGGTAAGGACATACTGTTCCTTGATTTCTCTGGGGTCAGGTCGTTAGCCAGAACAATTCAAGAGAAGTCTTCTCCCATAGGAGATATATCCAAGAATGTAAACAATGACATTAAGGCGCGAACACAGGCAGAAACCGGAAACATTAAAAGTATTTATGATGCCAATAACGCCTTCTTTTTAATTAACTTTCCAACAGCCGGTGTAGTGTACTGTTTTGATACCAGATACCCGTTACAGGATGGTTCCTATCGCACAACTACATGGACATCATTAGACCCTTTATGCTTTGTGGTTACGGACGCTGATGAATTATATATAGGCGTGGAAACAGGCATTGCTGAATACACTTCTAACACAGATGATTCTGCAAGTTATGGGTTGGAATATTTTTCCCATCCGTTAAGTTTTGGTGATTCATCGCGTCTGAAGTTTCTAAAGAAAGTGAATGTTACGACTTTCAACGGGGCTTCGGCAGAAGTGACGCTTAACTGGGCGTATGATTATGAAGGCAATTACCAATCACAGGTATATACACTAGAAGCGTTTAGTTCTGGTCAATATAATATATCGGAATATAATACTACTGCTGAATACTCGTCCTCACTTACGTTAATTAATACTGAAAAAATTAACACCACGGGTAGTGGTAGTGTAGTAACTGTAGGATTGACTACAACTGTTAATGGAAGTGAAATAGCATTTCAAGAACTGAATATCCACAGTCTTATCGGGAGGATAAACTAGGTGTCTGATTATACGATAGTTACAAATTTCGGGGCTAAAGACTCCTTACCTTCGGGCAATCCGTCCAAGGTTATAAAAGGCTCTGAATTTACCACTGAATATACGGCTGTTCAGGTAGCGGTTAATTCAAAGGGTAATATTGCCTCTCCGACTTTTACCGGAACCGTAACCGCTGCTGATCTGACCGTAACTGGTACATTTACAGTGGGTACGATTGATGGAGGGACATACTAATGCCGCATAATGTATTGCATAAAGTTTCCTCTTGGTTTGGCGATCCAGCTAACAAGGGTTGGTTACAAGCTATTGGCGCAGCCGGTCAGATAGCCTCGGCTGAAAATGCTGTTAGTAGGCTTGAAGGTATGGGTCAAAAGGCTGTTGATACGATTGGGATGCCAGCCGGACAGAGCATCTATGACACCGTAGCAGGAGCTACTCAGTTTAAGCCTTTCACTGTTACTTCTTTGCCTGGAAGCGTAACTACCACAGGAACCGGCGGTACGACTTTTGCTTTATCCCCAGAACAGCAAGCCTTGGAAGCAAGTCTGCGAACAGGTGGTCAGTCTTTATATGACATAGGCATCATGGGTCGTGGTCAGGGAGCGATTGATCCTGCTACTGGCTTACCTACAGATGATGCGAGGGCTGGACAAGCTGATCTTATCAGTATGCTTGAAATGAGCGATCCAGATGCTTCAGGAAGAAGTTATCGCCATCTTAAACAAGATGAGTATATGAAGGCTTTTCGTGATCCTTTTCAAGCACCAGCATTAGCAGCGGGTGAGCAAACCCTGTTTGACCGTTTGCGTGAGATACGGATGCCGGAAGAAGAAAGAGCTAGGGTTGCACTTCAACAGAATCTAGTTGCTGGTGGAAGACAGGGACTTCAAACTGCCCAATATGGTGGTTCACCAGAGTCCTTTGCCTTGAACAAGGCTATTGAAGAACAGAGGTCTCAGGATGCGATAGCGGCTATGAATTTTGCCCGACAGGATGCCCAGTTATTAGCTGATGCAAATCTAAGGGCGATACAGGAAGGAAGGGCTGACCAAGAATTAGGGTCACTTACACGCCTACGCGCACTTCAACAACAAGCTCAGGAAAAACAGATAGCAGGACAAATAGCTGAATCAATGATTGCGGGTAGTTATCGTCCCACTGAAGCCCTTATTGCCCAAACACAACCATCGCTTAATCTTGCTGACATAGCTACTGTAGCTGGAAGGCAGTTAGGTGGTTACGGCTCTGAACTAGGCAGGGCAATGCTTGACTATGATCTTGGTTCGGAAGCGGCGGCGGCTAATATCCGAAATCAAGCCTTGCAGGGAATATTTGGGATGCTAACCGGAGCGCAGAATCAACCGCAAACCAATGTGTCAATTGGTGGTAACACTGGCGCAACTGGTGGTGATGGTGGGTTTACTTGGCAAGACCTAATTGAATTAGCAAATAGGTATACCTAATAGGGCTTACATAATGGCACTTACAGATATAAGTTTATTATTCAAAGATATTATTGAAACCCCACAACAGAAACAGCAAAGGTTATTTGCTGAAGGTCAAGCTGCTGCGGGTCAATTCACAGGTCTTCC